AATCAATATAGCCATGCCATCACCATCCTATTTTTTGACCTTTAACACATACCAGGAATCCACGTCTTCAGGTTTAGGCAGCGGCCTTGAAGCAAGGCGAATCATCTTTACATCGTTGTTTATGTCAGACCACACGCGGGGGACCCTGGTGCCTTCGTATGTGTGAAACTGCCCGTCCGCTTCCTCCATCTGGGTAACAGCGCCGTATAGCCTTGATCCAAGACCAACGCTCGCCATGATCAGGTAATCATCGGGCACCATTGCCTTCTCCGTCCCATCATCATCCACGAACCACTCGTCATAGGTGTAAATTTCAATGCCAAGCGCGTTTAGTGTGCCAACATAAGTAACTCCGTCCATCTGAATACGAGGTTGTATGGATCCAAGCGTTATATTTCTGATGTCAAATAATATCCTTACGTCATCATCGCTAAGCAGCAGGTCAACAACGTTGTTTGCCATCACGACTACGTTTGGGTTTTTGCCTGAACTTTGGATGATGGACAATCTTATTCTTTTCAGATCATCCAATTTTTTGGATGTACCCTTATCCCATGCATCATTCCCAGTCAGTGTTTTATGATTCTCGAACTGGAAGTCAATGACATCCTCGACATAATCTGCTCCACCATCGACCTTATCCACCCAGCCTTTTATCGTAACTGTGCCATTTAAAAGTAGCTCTCTGCACATCCACTCTTCGCGTCTGGTAATCATTTCATCAAGTTCGGCTAGATCAGAGGCAAGGAGTTCCTGTGCTCTTTGTTGCGGCGTCCTAGTACTGTAAATATTTTCTCCAAGCATCCTGTTCATTATGTCGTCAACCGTGATGGCTCTCTGGGGAGCAATGTAGGGAGTCGTGTAGGTGTCGGTGCTAAATCCGCCACGATCTACAGTAATTCCACCACGCCTGCGAGCCACAAAGGGAGCCATCTTGCGTTTACCCTTCTTGATATCCACGTCGACCTTTTCAGTTACAAAAGTCTGGACTCCGGGGAAAAATGTGTCCCTGAAGAATGTGCGCACAGGCAATGAAAACTCAAGCGCCTGCATCATCGTCCTGGTTTCATAGATATTTATTGCCATTTATATCACTCTCCTTCCTAATAAGGCACATTATCGCTCAGGAATATCCCAAGCTCACGCAATTTAGCTTCGTGCATGTCTACAGTATCTGAACCACCAACTATTAAAGCCTTTCTGTTGAAATGCCCGCTTACATATGCAACAGCTGTTGCATCTTGTGTAGCCGCATCAGTATCATCTGCAAGGATGCAATCTGCAACCTGGCTGCCATCTCCATTTGTGGAATCTGCTTTTTTGTATTTGCCGCTGCCGGCAATAACAGTAACGGTGAATACGTCGCCCTTTGCAAAACCAGTGGCTTCTGTAATCGTAAAATTGATGGGCCCGACATATGGTATGCCTGCCGTTGCATCGTCTAAACGCATACCATCGGGATCAACTACTTTAAATACGGCCGCAATCCCAGTATTTGTAGCAGTTATGCATGTTAAAGTGTACGTTCCTAACTTTGCTACTTTGCCAAGCTCCACTGTGCCTATTGTGCCCTTAGCTGTACCCGGTCCCTCAATTTCACCAACGGCTTTAGTTATCTTGCCGAGCACTGTCCCTCTTGTTAATGTCCCTTGCCCGGCGTCCAGTTTTACGGCCTTTGTGAGGATCGGCACTGATCCGTCGACTATTAAATTGTCCGGCACAAAAGAACCGAGATCCTGTACTAACTCTGCCATTTCTTTGCCCTCCTTTTGCTTATTAATTCAGCCATGGATTTTACAACTGCTTCCTTCTGGACCTTATCGTCGTGAGCCTCGGGGACAACATTTACATCGTCAACGCCCGAATCACGGCTGTCGGCCACCATCTTGGCCATGGCCTCTTTCTTTTTGGCTGCCTCTATTTTCAGCAGCTCTATCGCAACCTGTTCTACCGTCATCGGTGATTCAAACTTGGCCTTTGTTTCAAGGTCTTTCGGCATGACGGAGGCAATCTCGTCGATCGCCTTAATCCTTTCCCTTTCAGCTTTCATGCCCTCTTCTCGGGCTGCAGCTTCTATTTTTGCGATGAAATCGGGATAAAGTACTTTTAATTCATCCACTGTTTTTACATCCACCGGTTTACCCTCCTTTTTACTTTCATTATTTCCCGCTTTGTCTTCCCAGGGCGGGGTCCTGTCGAACTGCTCATAATGCCTTCCAAGATGATTTTTTACTTTACTCATGTCGGCTTGTGGGATGTTACTCTGCTCAAGTCTGGCCGCCGCATTTGCTACACCTCGCCACACCACCTTGCCATCGCTTGGCCTATGATGTGGAAGTTTAAGATCCCCATATCTTTCGGGTGGCATGGATGCAGCCCAGGCAAAATGCCCGGCAATGCGTCTTTTCTCGGCATCAGATAGCTCGTCCCAGCTTTTATCCGTAAAATCTTCTAGGTTAGGGGCTTCCCACGGTTCGCCCTCGTCTGCCGTTTCCATTGACACGTTTTCTGGGGACACTCCATTTATTATTTTTGGCAGTGGGACGCTAAGCTTAGACAAATCGTGCCTGACACCGTTCACGATTAATACTCCCCCTCGAGCCGCAACCGGCACATCCTCAAAGAGTATTTCATCAACGAAACCAAGCTCTTTAGCTTCCTTGCCGGTCATCCATGTTTCCTTGTCCATCATTCTGGATATTCTTTCTGCATCTAATCCAGTTTTCCCGGCATACGCATGGATAATACCTTCCTTTACCACCTCCAGTTGTTTTGCATATTTTTTCATTTCATCGGCTGTGAAATAGCCGAGCATGCCCATCGCAGGATTATGTATCATCATGAGGGCATTGTTGGGCATCTTGACCACATCCCCGGCCATGGCTACCACGCTTGCCGCACTGGCAGCTATGCCATCAATAATGGCCACCACCTTTGCTTTATGTGATTTAAGTTGGGTATAAATAGCCTGTGCTGCGAAGATATCACCACCTATTGAATTGATTCTTACTGTTAACTTTTTTACGTCTCCCAAGGCCTTCAGGTCATCATAAAACTGGCGAGGTGTCGTTATATTGCCCTCTTCGTCCAACCAAAGCCCGCCATCAGAGTAAATCTCACCATATAGGACGATTTCCGCTTCGTCATCGCTTATATTCTTAATTTGCCAGAATTTGTCCAATTTTTCACCTCCCTTACATGCCCTGCTGTGGCTGTGTGGGGATGCCAGCAGCCTTCATGCGTTCAACTTCCCGCTGTAATTGGTCTATATTTCTGTCAAAGTCGCTGCCAATAAGCTCAATCGATTCCCTTTCCCTTGTGGAAAAGCCGTTTTGCACGCGCATTTGAGCTGCTTGAACTTCTTTCACCGGGTCTACCTGCCCTGGTGCAGGCCCATGCCATTCAGCTCTTGCCCATGCTTTAGTTATAATCGGATCACTAAAGAATCCAGGTGCATCTATGCGCCCTATAGATACCGCTTCTCTGAGCCACACTTCATAAATTGGCTGACAGAAGTCATTGGCGAACCAAGTTCGACGCATTCTGAAAGCTTTCCAAGCCTCAAGCAGCGCTGCCCTGCTTGCTGAATAGCTCGCTGTAAAGTTTTTCAACAGTAGCTCATATGGTATTTCAAGCGCAGCGCCGACATGCTTAGCAAGTGCCGTTGTAAAAGATTCGAAATTAGAGGACGGCCTTTTAGGATCTGCAGCGGCTATATCATAGCCGGGGGGCAGAGTGTTGATCGTCCCTGCGCCGAGCTCGAAATCTGCAGGGTCAATGCTGATCTTTTCCTTCGCCCCCACGGCCTCGGCAAGCGGAAAATCTCCTATGGCCCCACCTCCCTCTTTAATGAAGATTGTAAAAAACCCCATTACGATTGCGGCCATAAGTTCCGCTTCCGTATATCGTTTTATTTGCTTCAATTCCTCTATAATGGGAGAAAGGAAAGGCACTCCACGATATTGCTCACATCTTTCCGGCGCCATCACTTGAAGAATATTTGGAATGCCTGTCCTTTTCCCAAAAGCCTCAATGCGAGCCCATTCCCACGTGGCCATCGGATTTGCCGGGTCATTCAGATAGGCATTTGAAACCCAATATGCCACTACCTTGCCTGTTTTATCTATCTCTACACCGTTAATAATCTTGTTGCCAGTTTCCGAATTATAACCAATAGGACCATACGTATATGACACCGCATTTGTGTTAACCATCGGCGTACTGATCCTATCGGCTTCAATGGCATGAATACGCAATGAATATGGGGAATATGGCGTTGAGTCTTCGAATTTAAGCAATACCCAACCATCGCCATTTAATAGCGAAGACATAAATACGAGTGATTGGATTTCATAGAAATTGTTCATGCGCGTGGCATCGCAGAATAGATTGTCAGCCCATAACGCAAATTCTCGCTCTGTTTTCTTCTCCCATTCATCTGCTTCATCGATTGATATACCAAGCACTTCATAGTCAATTCGTGCTTTCAGCTTCAGCCCTGCCCCTATTACATTAGTCCTCGATGTATTTATAGCTGATCTTGCCAGTCCGCTACTCATGAAAAGATCTCTGGATCGCTGGCGCAATGTATCAAGATTCATATCTATGTCAGCTTGCGGGCTGCTTGACCACGCCTGCCATCCCTTCATAGAGCGTTTATACGTTGAGGCACCTGAGCTGGAATATCCTGCGTTCTTTATTGTCGCAAGTGTCTGTCTTGCTATTTCCCGCTTGGCTGCATGAACAGGGCTTATAACTGATAGCAACTTATCGATTATGCCCATCATATATCCCTCAATACTATTCTTTTGGCGCTTCTTCCGGCATTACGCTCAACTATTTCTATTTGAGCTTCAAGCTCCTTGATTGCCTGTCTTATCTGTGCTAGATCTGCCCGCTGCAGCGTCCTTGTGCCGATCCTGTAGGATTGACCTGACAAAACTGCAGCTTCGGCTTCATAATAAAGCTGCAGCCTGCTTTTTAACCTTTCTAATGTGTCGCCCATATCGTCATACCCCCAACCCTCGCTTCACGACGCCATATCGCCTTCTTCTTGTCTGATCGTAGCTTTGCGGTGTGGCGCTTGTATTCCCAACATTACCTTTTATACGACTTTCTATTGCGTGAAAGTCAGGATTTAACAATTTAAGGGCAGCCAAGTTGTATACCCTCAGGTCAAGTGGTTCGTTTCTCTTGTCTTTCGCGATGTTTTCCCAAACGATCACTGTTCTGCCCTTTTGTTTTCTAATCACTCTCTTTTCAGAAATTAAGCCTGCAAAATAATTGGAATCGTAACCTCGGTCTTCGTTTGACGGAAAATGACAATATTTAGGACCAGGCCTTTCAATCTTTAACCTTTGCATGATCGTAGTTTTTGCGGAATCTACGCCCACCAACACCAAAGGCAACCTGTATTTATTATTTCTGGATATCTTATAGATAACGGGAATACCAGATCCGCCCATGCCACGTATCGGAAATACAGCGCTCGATATTCGTTGAAGGCAATATTTATAAACTTCTTCCGTAAAGTGCCCACCTGAATCAACAGTTGCGCATGATATCACCATGCCAGTTCCATCGTGTCTGACCCATTCTTTTTTGAGCAAGTCATCTATTCTCATCCATGTGCCTTGGTCGTCCGGTCTCCCCCAGACTATTCCTTTTTCTATACCCCATGATTCTTCATCTTTTCCCCATCCCATAACTTCATATTCAAGTCTGTCGTCCTGCGTATCAACGGCGAGCGTAAGGACCAAAACACCGTTCGGCACTTCGGCGTTGTAATGTTCCCGCCTGTCGAGTAGAACGGCTTCGTCTTCTATCTCCCCACGCTCTTCCCACGTCTCGCCCAAAACAGTATTGACAAAGACCTTGTAAAGTTCGGGATCGTCTTTAACTTCAAGAAATTCCTGTACTATCTTTTCCCATGATGACCACGGCGATACAAAGGCATTCAGCTTAAAACTTCTAATCTTGCGTTTAATCGCCCCTGGATTGTCAGCAATCCATTTGGCCGGCTGTTTCTTCATTGTGAACTCATCGAATTCTTTGGTGCATGTCGGGCAACGCCATTTAACGTCATTTATCACGTAAATTGTCTTATTACGGTTTTCCTTTTTGTCATATTTAAAGACTATGTCTCTCATTATGATGAAATGATAATTGCCACAACTAGGGCATTGCACGCACCATTTTTCTTGAGTCCCAAGCTCATATTCGAGCTCTATCCTAGACGCCCCTTTAATCGTAGGCGTTGAGGTATAAACGTGCTTCCTGTTCCAAAATGTCATAGTCCTGCGCTCTGCTAAGGCTATCGGATCTCCTTCGCTGCCAGCACTCGTAGGATATCTGTCGACTTCGTCGCAAAGGAGTATCCTAATCGGCCTGCTCGCTAATCCTGCAGGGCTGTTAGCACCGCCTATAGCCAAAAAACCACCAGGAAACACCTTCA